GCGGGTACTTCCTACCGAGTGATGACCCGGAAACCGCACAAAAAGAAATGGCCGCCTTTTACCACGTCCAGGCCGCGCGGTGTAAGCATGGGCTGAAATCAATCGCCCCTGTTGCTCGTAAGCTGGGTATCCCTCTTGGTCAGATGGACCTTGACAACTATTTATGAGCCGCAAATCTTCCAAACCTACATATAAGCTCCCGTATTGGTGTGCAGGGACAGCGGATAGTACGGAACCTATTTTTATCCAAATGGGGGCCACGCTGATGCAGCACCCGGCCTTTTTGGCACTGACATCTTCAGACCGTTGGTGCTACCAGTGTATGATTCTGGAAGCAAAAGGAAAACCAGATTTTCAGTTTTCACGCCGGACGGCTGAAAACTACGGGATCGCAAACCGCACATTGATACGGAATGTTGAAGCGCTTGTAAAGGCTGGTTTTATTGACGTTACGGCAAGCGGAAAAAGCAATCGTACAAAGACCGACTACCGCTTTTCTGTTCGCTGGAAAACTCCGCCTTAATCGCTACCAGGTGGCTTATATATAAATATGTGTGCCAAAATGGCATAAGGCAGAACAGCTAAAAAGTTCACTGGTTATGCCATTTTGGCATAAGGTAGGAGCGAAAATGAGCCGTCTAACAGTGAACCTTGTGCCATTTTGGCATAACCCTTGTGCCAGAGTGGCATAGCGGAAATAATTTGAGTGCAGGTTAAAGATACCAAAAGCTACCATTTGCAACCAAATGCTAACCAGCAATTTCCCGCATGGGATCGTGCTTTATCAGTTCTCCGAACTTTTGTATCAACCACGTTGCAACCACAAGGGGCACGGCGAAGGGCACAGTAATGGCACAGAAATCAACACACCAGCAACACGCAGTTTTCCGCATAACGGTGGGCTTTGTAGGCTCTCGCTGTTCCGAATCTAACAAACCAACGACAAACAAACGACACGATGAGGGCACGCCCACACCGCGCCAGAATAGGAGATTTTATGAAGAACAAAGGTAAGATTTGCGCCACCCTCTCCATGATTTCAGCTGATGGCCGCCACATTGAAATCCATTTCACTGATAAGGCAGAGGCCCGCGCCACAATGGATGCGCTGGAAAGTGGCGTTATTCCCAGGCAAGACCTTGACCGTGCGGTGGCGGACATCGCTTACAGGCTGAACGCCGAACACTACGGCAGCAAAGAGCTTGCCGCCCTTGCGTGGCTGGTAGCCAACCCGGACGAGTTCGGCCCGATGCTGCGTGAAGCCTACAACGGCATGGTGTAAAGCGGGAGGGTTGCGCTATCCAGACCATACCGAGCTTATAAAAAATCCCCGCCGGGCAGCGGGGGCAGACGCAGGGCAGCATCTTCACTAAAGTATACCACAAAGCGGAGGTGCAATCAATGAACGAACTGGACGATTTAACACTGATTATGCAAGGCAA